CAGCCTGGAACCTCAACCGCGTAGAAGATGGGCCGTATGACTGCATTAGCCGGCAGACTCGTGTCCCCGTCTACGAGTCTCATCTGGTTAGGCGTAGGCTCCCATCTTAACCATTCTAGGAGATGTAGTTCATGTAGAAAAGGCAGGAGGCTCTCACCTGTGATAGATATCGAATCAGTCGCGGTCTCATTCACGTCATTGATAGCAGTAAGCAAGGGCACCGGTGTTTGTTCGTTATCTAGCAGGATTTGGGTTAGCCGTAAAAAAACTTCATCGGGGTCAGCCATTTTGTAAGTCCGGTAGACCTCGATTAACTCTCTAGACAGACGGGTAGCGGCTAAAATTACATTACTGACCACATCGCCTCTAGTGAGAACGTCTAGCGCACTTCTGGCGTTATTTGCAATATTTCTGGTCTCATGCTGCCTGATAGCCTGACGGAGCAGGCTGACAAGGAAGGGTTTGAGTTCGTCGCGAACAGCGGTGCTAACAGCACGATGAGCCTCATCAGCAGACTCCGGCACCAGTGACGCATACAGATCAGCCAGATTAGTAGCACGTACAAATTCAGCGAATTGGGTAATGCCGCCGTTTAGAGCAAGAAGGAACAGCCTCGCGATGACTGCCAGGTCGGCGTTTAGGCTATTGGTCATCGTCCTCTCAGCCAGGGTCGCAAATTCGGTCATTAGTGTTCGTACGTGGAAGGGTCCAAACGCTGATACTTGACTGCCCATATAGCGAAGCTTGAACTGGCCAAAAACTAGAGGTGATACCATTCGCCATATAAATCGCCACATCGGAGTATAATCGCCTGAATCAGAATACAGCTGACCAGTCACACCGGTCATGCCAGGGGTGAGTTTCACCATCTCAGTTCTTTCCATAGACTACTTCTTTTTGGTCGGAACTTCTTTCCTTCTCCTACCGATCACGTCATTATACACTCCCTTGTATTGTATCGTCACTAACGGAACTCCTGCCGCCAGCACACTATTCACGTAATCCGAAGTCATCAGTGGTTTCTCATCTGAATCTGCTGCCTCGACGAAGGATCGATCCGTCATCACCACTGCTTTGTTCAATACTGTCGTCATATTCTTCAAAGATTCCTCGCGAACCACGAGGAGTCCTTCGTCTGACTTGTCGGAGAGTTCAATTTGGTTGAACAGCATCTTCTTATCGTCCGCACCTTCCAAAGTGTAAGCGGCACCGAGAACGTGTTGTTTAGCCTTCTCCGGTGCTTTCTCAGGGATGGTGATCGTAAACTCTTGACTAAGTACAGCTCTTCGCAACTTCGCAAGACTTAGCTGATAGCCGTAAAAATACTCTGCCAAGACGTTCGCCCTGTCACTAATAAAGTCAGTAAAGAGATCCTTAGGGCCTAGCATGCTCATCAGTTGGTTCAGCTTAGTAGTTGCAGGCCTAGGCACGTCTAACCCACTCAGGCAGATACGGGTAAAAAGCGCTGTCTTGATTGCATTGGCAGCCTCTTCTTTTATCACCTGCCTCGACCCTTTCTTCTGTAATAGTAGAGCAGCCACGCTAACGAGATAGGGTTTAATGTATGCCATCAGGAGTAGAGGAAGGACCCAATCTGGCCTGTCTTCCTCCGAAAGGGGTGCGACGGTGAGCGCCTCACCTCTCGGAACTCTACGCACGCTAGCTGTGACCAACGACCACGGTTTAACGGTCTTAACAAGAACTAGTGGAGCATAACTTACGTTCTGAGGTTCTGGGAGCGGTAGTAGAATAACGTCCACTGTGACATGACTATCGGGTTGTAAGTTTACGCTCACATATTCAATATTGCTAGCTATCTTTTGTTGTAGTGCGGGCGTGCATGCGATGGGTTCTAAACTATCAGCCATTTGCGCTTCAGTGAATACAGGGATTTCGAGGGCCGTGCCGAGCGATGGAAAGACGCGTCGGGAGTAAGCCAGGCCGAAGTAGAGATACTTGTCATCCATCCTCATCAATTTCGGAGTCTTAAAATGTGGGTGTGACCTAAGATGGTCCTGAACGACCATGTTAAGAACACGCAACTCATCCTGGTCGCATAACGCTAAAACTGAAGGAGCGAGATTTTCGTAATTTAGAGCTAATATTTCCCTGATGTATAACCACTGGTAGTACGCATCATTTAGTACATCACTCCTGGCCGGTGGAAGAGCAATATCGAACCATTCCTTTGTCCGCATTCGTGCACCCAGTATGTCAACCACCAAAGTCCACTCATCAAATGCATAGTAATATTTGCCTGGAGATCGATACGCATGTCCCATAATACTGAGTTGGGGTTCATGCTGAAAACTCTTCGCGAAGGAGGTGTAGAAGCCCATCAATTGTGCGGCAAGGCGCTGTATTGATGGCTTCTTGTACAGTATCAGGTCAGTCGGGTACAGTATAGTCGCTAATGCCTCGTTATCTACTGAAGATAATGCCGACGCATATAGCAGATGTGGTGCGAGCACATCCATTGCGATGAGATATCGGTCTAGCGTAGTCCAGGATAATTCAGGAAGGTGGGTGTCGATTATTCCGACGTCACCAAACCAACGCGCGGCCTTCAGTTTTGCATAGTTCGCACGAATGTAGTTCAACACGCGTTCAGTCTCGGAAGACAGAAACGTCAGTCGGGACAGAATTTCTATGGCCTTCTTCCGTAGGCGATACCATTGACCCATCCTTGTACGAATGGGCAGCCATCTTGCGCGTATTCTTCGCCATCTGCGTATAGCTCTGACGAACTTCAGTTTGTTGAAGTAAAGGCCTGTAAGATATCCTCTGGATATCTTTGTGACGCCTGGGTGCTCACTCTTCCTTTTGGTCACAGCGGCAGTTCGTTTATATTGTATTTCGTTTCATTCTTATCTACTTCTTTAAAGAACATCTCGAAGGGTACCCCCTCGTCTGCTGAGCATGGTGTCGACAGGGTGTTATGCCGTAGACGGCGTGCTCGAAGCCACTCTGCAGTCCACACACTATGTCTCATCCCTGTTATTATAGCGAATTTCAATGCTGCGGGGGTGTCTGGTCTAAACGCATAATGTATCTCGACAATTACGCCACGATCTTCCTCTACATCGCTAACAACCGCAATCAGACTGCTACTCTCCCAAAACCACATCCTCGCCTTTGTACTACTGTGAGTAGTGGTCAGGCTTTTATACCACGGACATCTCGTCTCTCTCAACACCTTCATAGGTACATAATCCGTAAAGGGTACGCTTATCAACCGGCCGAGAACTTCCTGCTGTATCCTCGCTCCTCCGTCATCATTTAGTTCGATTTTGGCCCAATTCCTAAACAACAGCTCTCCATTTTGTTTTATCGCACTAAGCACCTTAGGATTATTAAAACCTGAAAGTCGCAATGCTCTGTATAGAGAATTTGTAACGACTTCCATAACGTCAGTAATGTAGCGGCGGTCGTCAGTTAAGCCGCGTAATGCGAAACGCACTTCCAAATCGATCGATCCCTCGTCTGTCACGCATGTAGCCACTCGTCTCACGGAGAAACTCGGTGACGTCCAGCACCAGTAGCCTTCTTCGTCTCTTTGTAACTTAGCGATTTCGCCCAGAGAAAAGGCTGCTGTAGCAGCGCTCCTGATCTGCTGGGGCTGATCAATGGCCCCTTGTTTCATG